TGCGAGGCCATGTACTTGATCCTAGGTCTGTATGTTTGGCACGGGCGAAATGCCCAAGCCGATTGGAACAGCGGAACGATGTTTTGCTTGAAGGGGGGGAGCCTGGCCTGCGCAGCCACCGTGCTGCAGAGCGCTAGTGTCTAGGCATTCCCGGTCCGCACCTCAAATCGTGCAGCCGTCACAGCACTTAACTTACATGCAATAGCCTCAATAGGCAAGGAAACCCTAAGGTAGCGCGCGCAGCCGCAGGAATGCGCCACGAACGCGCGTGGCTACCCGAATCTTAACAATTGCGGACACCCGGGTGTGCGAAAGCGCACAGGCCCGCCGCACGCTTGCAAGACAAGCCGCACCGGATGTTGCGACGCACATCAAGGACGCGGTCCCGCCACGAAGGCAGGGGCACCCGCACCGCCACCAAAACAACAACAGAAACCTTTGCGGAGACATTCACATGTCAACTCAGATCACCACGGCGTTCGTCAGCCAGTACGCGGCGAACGTCACCATGCTGGCCCAGCAGAAGGGCTCGAAGCTCAGGGATGCGGTTCGCGTCGAGAACGTGACCGGCAAGCAGGCCTTCTTCGACCAGATCGGCGCGACGGCCGCCCGCCGCCGGACCTCCAGGCACGCGGACACGCCGCGCATGGACACGCCGCACGCCCGCCGGCGCTGCTCGATCGATGACTTCGACTGGGCCGACCTCATCGACCAGGAAGACAAGCTGCGCATGCTGATCGACCCGACCTCGACCTATGCCCGCAGCGCCGCCAATGCGATGGGGCGCGCTCTGGACGAGGTCATCGTCGACGCGATGCGCGGTGTCGCCTTCACAGGCGAGAACGGCTCCACCGCCGTGCCCTTTCCGGGCGCGCAGCGCCTGCCGTCGCTGGGCGCCGGCCTGACTATCGGAAAGCTCATCCAGGCCAAGAAGGCGCTGGATGCAGCCGACATGGACAGCGACGGCCGCTTCATTGCCGTGACGTCCGAACAGCTCGAGGACCTGCTGAACACGACGCAGGTCACCTCAGCGGACTTCAATACCGTCAAGGCGCTGGTGCAGGGCGAACTCGAGACATTCCTCGGCTTCTCCGTCATCCGGGTCGACGGCACGCGCATCGACGGCACGAAGATCCTGCCGATCATCTCCGGCGCCGAACGCGCCTGCCTCGCCTGGCAGCGTGACCAGGTTGTGCTGGGACTGGGCCAGGAGCCTTCAGCCCGCATCACCGAGCGCCCCGACAAGAACTACGCGACGCAGGTCTTCTACTCGATGTCCGCCGGTGCCACGCGCATGCAGGAAAACGGCGTCGTCGAAATCGCCTGCGTTGAATAACGCACACCGACAACTAAAGGAAAATCATCATGCCTACCTTTTACGGCGCCTTCACGGCGCCCCGCGGGAGCACGCCTCCCGGTCTCGTGGATGGCAGCGTGCAGGGCGGACGCGTCCGCGTTCACCGCGAGAGGATCACGCTGGCCGGACAGACACCGGCCGACCAGATCGTGCTCGCCTTCCCTTCGGCCGGCGAGACGTTCCTGTGCGGAACGATCACCTCGGACGTGTCTCTCGGAACCGCCCAGGTCTCCGTCGGAATCGCGGGGACACCCGGAAAGTACCGGGCCCCGGCGGCGCACACGCTCATCGACACGCCCGTCAATTTCGGTCGGGCTGCAGCGCAGGCCACGCGCCTGGCCAGCGATGAGACCGTGCAGCTCTCGATTGCCACGGCAGCCCTGCCGCTGGCCGGGACGCTGATCGTCGACCTCTACTTCGCCCAGAGCTAGCGCAACACGCCACCCCGCAGGCCGGAAATCCTGCGGGGTGGACCGTAACAGGAAAGGAAACCCATGCCCGCCTTTGGTGAATATTCGGAAGTTGCGATCTGCAACATGGCGCTTGCCGAGATCGGCCGCGGCGCCGAAATCGTCTCGCTCGACGAGAAGAGCGAAGCCGCGCGCGCCTGCCGCCGCCGCTATCCCTACGCCCGCGACGCCGTGCTGAGGAGTTATGACTGGAACTTCGCGACGCAGCGCGCGAGCCTGCCGGCTTCCGCGGACAAGCCCGCCTTCGGCTACGCTGCCGCATTCCCGCTGCCGGCAGACTGCCTGCTCGTGAGGGCCGTACATAATCCCGGCAATGTCTCGTGGGAGGTCGAGCAGCGCGCCATCCTGGCCAGCGCACCAGCGCCGCTGCTCGTATCCTACACCGCCCGCGTGACCAATCCCGCCACCTTCGACGTGCTGTTCACCGATGCCCTCGTGACGCGCCTTGCGGCCGACTTGGCAGTGCAACTCAGCGACAGCCAGTCCCGCGCCACGAGCCTCTACCAGCTCTTCCAGGCCAAGCTCGCAGACGCCCGCCGCCGCGATGCAGATGAAGGAGGCACGCAGCGCCACACGCGCGGCCGCTGGCTCGATGGACGCTTTGACCAAGGCTACGTGCCCGCCGGCGAAGAGGCATGACATGCGCCAGTCAACAAGCCAGTTTTCATTCTCTGCCGGAGAACTCTCGCCACGCCTCTTTGGACGGACCGACCTGCAGAAACATGCCAGCGGCGCCGAGCTGGTCGAGAACTTCATCATTCGCCCGGAAGGCGGACTGATGCGCCGCCACGGGACGCGCTTCGCCGGTGCCGTGCGTGATCCGCTGACCAGGGGGCGCCTGATCCCCTTCGTCTTCTCGACCGTGCAGGCCTACATGCTGGAATTCGGGGACGGCGTCATCCGGGTCTGGAAGGACGGGGCACCCGTGACCTCCATGTCCCGACCAGTTCTCGACATCACGCGCGGCAACCCCGCCCGCATGACCGCCTTCGCCCACGGCTTCGCGAATGGCGAGCGCATCCTCGTCACCGGCGTGCGCGGCATGGGATTGCTGAACAATCGCGAGTTCATCGTGGCCAACGCGGACGCTGACAGCTTCGAGCTCTCCGGAACGGACACGACGGCGCTTCCACCCTATGTGTCAGGCGGCACGGTCTCGCGGCTCTACGAGATCGCGTCGCCCTGGCAGGCCAGCGAACTCGACGCCCTGCGCCATGCACAGTCCGCCGACGTGCTTTACCTCGTCCACCCGGATCACGCGCCGCGGACACTGACACGCACCGGACACGCCACCTGGACGCTGGCGGTCATGCCGCTGGAGCGTGGGCCCTTTGCGCCCCTCAATGCGAATGATGCAGTGCGGGTGATGGCAAGCGCGGCCTCCGGCGTGCAGCCCGGCGCGCAAGTCACGCTGCGCGCCTCGGCGCCGCTCTTCACCGGCCAGCATGCCGGGAGCTATTTCCGCCTGCAGGAGCTCTATCTCTCTGACCAGAACGTGAGCCCGTGGTCACCGGGAGAAAACCTCTCGACAGCGGCAGGCACGCAGGTTTCCAGCAATGGCCATGTCTTCGCGCTGACGGATGCCGGGTCCGGCGCGCAGACCGGCACGGTCGCGCCCTCGCACACCGAAGGCGATGCCTGGGACAATCCCGCCGGTGCTGCAAACCGCAAGAAGTGGCGGTACCTGCATTCGCGCTGGGCCATCCTGCGCCTCGACAGCTGGATCGACAGCAAGACCATGCAGGCCACGGCCATGACCTATCTGCCGGCCGGACTGGCGCCTGCAGCGCGCACCATCACCGGCGTCACGGCCGCAGGCGGCACCTGCAGGATCCAGGCGCCGGGCCACGGCTTCGACGAGGGAGACTATGTCACCATATCCGGCGTGGGCGGTGCGGCGCAGGCCAATGGCGACTGGAAGATCATCAACGTCACGCCGACGGGGTTTGATCTCGCCAATGCGGCGTCACCATCGGCCTTCACCGGCGGCGGCACCGTCAGGCGCTTTGCGACATGGCTGTGGGCCGAAGGCGCGTTCTCGCCCGCGCGCGGCTATCCGGCCTGCGTGGCGCTGCACGAGCAGCGGCTCGTCTTCGCCAACACGCGCGCGCAGCCCTTTGGGCTGTGGGCGTCAGCCTCGGCCGACTACACGAATTTCCTGCCGGGCACCCGCGATGACGAGACGATTGCCTACAACATCGCGGCCAACCAGGCCGATCCGGTGCGCTGGCTGACATCGGCCTCCGATCTCCTCGTCGGGACGCTCGCACAGGAATTTGCTGCCTTTGGCGGCGGGCTTGGGGATCCCATCACGCCATCGAACACCCGCATCGTGCCCCAATCCGGGGAAGGCGCAAGCGCCGTGCAGCCCGTGAAGGTCGGACTTGAGACGCTGTTTGTGAACCGGGCAGGGCGCAAGCTCTTCTCGCTTGCAAGCCGCCCCGATGCCGGAGGCTACACCTCGATGGACCTGACGGAACTCGCCGAGCACCTGACGCGCGACAGCCCGTTGACCGCGCTGGCGTGGGCGAAGAACCCGCTGTCGGTGCTCTGGGCGCTGCGCGAGGATGGGCACGTGCTCTCGCTGACCTACCGTCCCGAGCAGCAACTCTATGCCTGGGCGCGCCACGACTTTGGCGGCACGGTTGAAAGCATCGCCGTCGTGCCTTCGTCCACGGGTGCGACCGACGATCTCTGGATGATCGTGCGGCGCGTGATCGCCGGAGAGCCGCGGCGCTTCATCGAAATCCTGGCACCGCCTTTCGAACCAGCAGACGCGCTCGACAAAGACAGCATGGGCTTCCTGGATGCGGCACTACGCTATCGCGGCGCGCCGGTCTCGGCTGTCTCGGGGCTGCACCATCTCGAAGGCGCGACCATCAGGGTCGTGGCCGATGGCGCGCTGCACCGGGACTGCCGTGTGCAGAACGGGTCGATCACGCTGGAGCGGCCGGCGATGAATGTCTGGGCCGGACTGGCCTATGAAAGCACGGTGCGCACGCTGCGGATCGACGTCCTCGGCGGCGCCTTCCTGCAGGGCCACGCCAAGCGTGTTCCGCGGATCAGCCTGAGGGTGCACAATGCGATGGGTGGTGAGGTGGCAACATCAGCCGAAGGGCCGTCAGAAGACATACTGCGCAGGGACGCTGCCGATCCGATGGATGCAGCGCCGCCCTTGCGGTCGGGTGACGTGACGGTGTTTCCGGCGTCGGATTTCAGTCCCGCAACGCGCATCTGGATCCGCCAGCGCGAGCCTTTGCCGCTCGACATCCTGTCCCTGTCGCCGCTCGTGGCGGTGGGAGACATGGCAGCCTGAGCATCACACCCGCTCGCCGGGCAGCTTCCACAGTTCACGCGCGCTCGAGGCCTCGAACACACCGAGATTGTGCCACGCCAGCCTGTTGCGGCCGGCGTCGATCACCACCAGCGGGTCATCGGCGCCGAGATGCGGGGCGAGCGCGTTCTTGATCGTGTTCGCTGGCTTGTCGGTCTGCAGCAGCCAAGTCTGCTGGTTGATCCGAAGCGTGCGCCCCAGGATCTTGATCTCGCTTTCCGCCTTCCGGAACGACCCGGACCGGGCGTCGATGATCACGACGAAGTTCGAGATCTGCCCGTCAGGAATACTGGTGGCCGGTTGGGAAGCGGCCGCCTGTGGTCTTTGCGAACCACTCGAAGAAGATCCTTCCCCCGCCAGGAACAGGCGGGAGAGGGCGGCATGGCTCTCGGCCGCCACGAAGCCACCTTCGCTTCCCATCCTCACGAGGGATTGGGGCAACAGGCGTTTCTGCAGCGCGAACGACTTCATCTGCTCGTGGCTATAGGGCCCGAACAGCTTGTCATTGGCGCTCACATACCAGGCGACTTCCATGTCCCTTGCTCGAATGCGCTCGTCAGGCACGCGCGATCAAACCGTCCCCGAAAATTCGGAGACCGGTTTGCCCGGATCGCGGCCTTGAGCACCGATCCCTAAAGTAACCTCAACTCTACCAAGGAGTATTTAATGACAGTCCTGTCTGCAGCCGCCCGCGTGGCTTACGCTGGCGATGGCGCAACGCTGCGCTTTCCGGTGCCCGGCCGCATCTGGTCGCTGGCCGACCTGAGGGTCCATGTCCGGGCGCCGGCCACGCTTGTTGACAATTTGCTAACATTTGGCGTCGACTTTGCCTGGGACGGAAGCCCGCTTCCCGGGCCCGGCGCGATCATCTTCGCCTCCGCGCCGCCCGCCGGAACAAGGGTTACGATCAGCCACGCCGCCGAACTCGTCCAGGAGCTCGATCTCCAGACCTCGGGCGCCTTCAGCGCGGAAGCCATCGAGGCGCAGTTCGACCGCGTCGTGACGCAAATGCAGTCGCTGGACGAAAGGATCGCGCGAGCACCGCTCTTGCCGCCCGGAACGGACAGGCTGAACCCCGCGCTGCCCGAGCCGCATCCGACGCGCGGTGGCCAGCTGCTTGGCATCACCGCCGACGGCAGCGGCTTTGAGTGCAAGGTGCCGGCTAACCTCGCGCTGCAAACGGTCTCGGCCTTTGCATCGACGCTGCTCGATGATCCCGACGCCGCAACGGCACGCGCCACGCTGGGCATCGGCACGTCGATCGACCTCGCCTTGCTGCCGGCTGATGCAACGGGCGGCGCCGCCGGGGACACGATCCCCTTCGTCGATGCGTCCGAAGCCAATGCCTCGAACCGGGTGACCGTTCCAGCCTTCATGGCGAACGCCGTGGCTTCACTGCCTGCCGCTGTCGTGTCACCCGACCACGAAGTGCTGGCGCGCAGCATCGCGCTTACCACCGCGCAGCGCATCCCCGTCAGCCAGATTGCAGCCGGTCGCAAGACGATCTGGATCCCGGCGGCCGCCTTCACGCCGCGACTGACAGCCGGCGCGGCGGCGTCGACGACCGAACTGCCCGGCAATCGCCTGACCCTGCGCACGCTCGACTTTGATCCGGCGGTGCAGGAGCACGCGCAGGTGCTGGTCCAGATGCCACGATCCTGGAACCGGGCAGCGCTCGCCGCCAGCGTCACCTGGTGCCACGGTACGGCCGCCGCCAACTTCAACGTCGTCTGGGGCCTGCGGCTGCTGTCGGTCGGTGATGGCAGCGCGCTCGACACGCCCTTCGGCAGCGCGGTGCAGGTCATCGACACGGGTGGCGTGGCGCTGGCGCTCTACAGGAGCCCGGAAACGCCACCCTTCAGTCCGGCCACGACGCCTCCCGAAAACGCCACGCTGGCTCTCGACCTGTTCAGGCTGGCTACCGATCCAGGGGACACGTTGCCCGTCGACGCGCGGCTGGTCGGCGTGACGCTGTTCTACGTCACGCAGGCCAACACGGATGCCTGACGCCGATGCTCACGCTCACATCGCTCTGCGGCTTTGCCGCGATCGCGGCAGACACCGACGTCACGCCTGACCCTTTCACGTGGCCACCGTTGTCAGACGCCGGCTTCGTCGCCACGGTCCTCACGCCGCCTGTCACCATCAGCGGCATTTCCATTCCCGTCACGCTGCGCGCGTCCGTTTCGGTGCCCCTCACGGCACAGCGAACGCTCGCCGTCCTGCGTGACGGCATCCAGGTTGCGCAAGCCTCATCGGGCTTCGCAGCCGACTTCACCATCGGCAATGGCCAGACGCTCCAGATCGCCCTGACCAATGCCAGCGACCTGACCACGTGGTCGGGAACGCTCACTCTCAACAACCTGTCAGGCGCCAGCGCGCTCCTCGCCTCATGCCTCTTTTCGCTGCAGGACACCGGAAGCGGTGGCGGCGGCGGTGGAGGCGGCGGTGACGGAGGAGGCACAGCGCCATGACACCCATCGAAACAGGAATCTCATGCTGAACCCGCAATCCCTCCGCAAGATGGAGGGCATCCACCCCGACCTGCGCCGCGTCGTGATGCGCGCCGCGGAACTCTCGCCGATCGAGTTCGTCATCACCGAAGGCGTGCGCACGCTCAAGCGGCAGCGCGAACTCGTCGAGGCCGGCGCCTCGCGCACCTTCAACTCGCGCCATCTCAGCGGCATGGCGGTCGACTTCGCGCCCATCGTCGGCGGCATGCTGACGTGGAAATGGCCACCCTTCAGGACCGTGGCGCAGGCCTTCAAGCAGGCCAGCCGCGAACTCGGCGTGCCGATCGCCTGGGGCGGCGACTGGCGCGACTTCAAGGATGGCCCGCATATCGAGCTCGACCGCAGGGTCTACCGGCCATGATGGAGAAGCTCGTTGGCCCGGCCACGCTCGTCTACGTCGCGAGCGCCGGGCTCGCCGGCCTGTGGTGGGCCTCGGACCTGTCACGCCGTGTACTGACGATCGAGCACTCGACCGTCACGGCCGAGCGCCTCGCCCGGCTCGAAGCCGAGGTCCATGCGCTCGGCCAGGCCACCCGCGATCTCAGGACAAGCGTCACCGAGCTCTCGCACAGCCTCAAGGCGCACGACGCGCCGTACATCAACAGAAAGGAAAACAAATGAACACGACCAAACCGTGGTGGCAGTCCAGGACAGCCTGGGCCGCCGCCGTCTCCGTCCTGGCCGGACTTCTCGGCCTCGCTGGCGTCGACCTCGATGCCAGGCTTCAGGACGAACTCGTCACACTGCTGACAGGCGCCGCAGAGATCGGCGCCGGCATCATGGCCTTCATCGGCCGCTTCCAGGCCACCAAGGCGCTCAGCTGGAGGGCCGCATGAAAACCATCATCAATGTCCTTGTCGCCTGCGTGACGCTGATGCTGGCAACAGCCTGCGCGCTTCTGGCGCCCCACCAGCTGGACGGTGGCGCACGACGCGCCGCCGCAATGACGCTGGAAACCTATGCTATCCTGCAGCAGGCCGTGCTCATCTACGGGCATCTGCCGCCCTGCACGACGCCGCCGGAGGTCCACCTCTGCCGCGACCAGGAGCACTGGCTTCGCATCCGCGCCGCAGAGAAGGCTGCGACCGAAGCGATCGCTGCAGCGACGCCGGTACTCAACGCGGAAGAAGTCGACACGGGCCAGGTACTGCGGGCGCTCGTGGCCATTGATACGGTCACGCGCGTCCTGTCCGATGCCCGCCGTCAGCTGACGGAGGAGAGGCCATGA